CACATAAGCAGACAAATTTGGCTCGTTCAAGAAACCGTACGTGTTATTGTCGCCGCTATTGAAGCCGCTGAAACCCACGCTGTTACGAATGATTTCCAATGCCAAAGCTGCTGATTGACGTTTCATGCCTGAGCTGTCAACTTGTTGACGTGCAGCGCGTGCAGCTTCCAAATTACCAACACGTAAGCCTTCTTCAAAGCGTACAACGGTTCTCGCTTCATAGTTAACGTTCCACGAACTCAAAGGAACATTGCTATAATCGCCGTAAGGTAAAGATGTACCTGTGCGCTCTAAAACACCTTGAACGACTTGTTCATCTTCCCACGCGCCTGTATTTTGAATGCCTACAAAATCATCAATATTACGTGCGCCAGTGATAACAAATACAAAGCCAGGTAACCAGTTTTGCAAGAACTGAACGGGTGTTCCCATGCTTCCGGTTGTGACCGTAGGTTGAGCCGCATCCATCGCCATTGCGTCCATGGCCAGGCTACCCGCCATCATCTGCTTAACAGCACCGCGCGAAATGTTAATACCGATTTTGCTCAGGCTTTCATACTGTGAAGCATCAAAGTTTTCTAAACGTCGTACTTGACGCGCTGGAATATAGCTTCTTTCTTGATTGCTCATGATTTAATCCTTATTTAAGCTAACTGTGGGATAACATAGGTTGGGTTAACTTGCACAACAGCAAGCTGCGCAGTCCCAGCATTTGCCGTAATGTATTTAACAATCGCATTGGCAAACTTTTTGCCAACAGGCAAAGCAGCAGCCGGAGCAATCGTTGCAATAGCACCCGTTGTGTCATCATAAACAACCAAGTCACCGATGTTAGCGTTAGCAGGCAAAGTGACGATAATTGTTCCCATGGTCAATAATTCAGCAATACCTTCGTTGGGTAAAACCAAAGAAGGAGCCAAGGTATTGCCCGTTGTTCCGAGCAAAGGATAAACTTTTGGATTAACTAAGAAACCAGCAAAGTCACCACCGCCAGAGCCAGCTTCACAAAAACCTTGACTTGTCACCGTGCAGCATGTCGCGCCAATAATATTATAAGCAGCACTTGCAGAAACTAATGTAAAAGTTTGAGCAATGTGTGGGCTGTTGGTGAACATTTCACCGGGTACGCCAAAACCCTGTTGGTTTGCAACTGTAGATTGAAAAGGCATGTTATTTGCTCCCTTTTAAATATGCATCAATTTGACCTGACATACGTTTAGTATCTTGAGCGATTGCAACAGAGCTCACTTTTGCGCCTGTCAAATAACCGGCTAAAGCTGATTCTTCGTGTCCAACTTTGCATTTAATGCCAAGTTTTTTAACGCCGTAAGCTGCAACTTCACCAAGTGTTTTTTCTTTGTGATCGAATACACCAATGTGATGCGAAAGATTTTCAGCAAGAGAATCGCGCTGTGAAATTTCTTTCAGCATTACGCGCATAGAATCCATGCCGTCTTTTTTGTCGTCAGGCTTTTCCATGTCAGCATCTTTAGCATCTTTTTTGTCGTCGTCTTTGTCTTCGTCCATATCGGTCACTTCAGCACGTCCTACAAAGTCAGACGGTTGCACGTCTTTAGCATCTTTTTTGTCGTCGTCGTCTTTATCGTAGCCGTCTTCTGTTTCTGACATCTTATCCAGGTGAGCGGCAAGTTTTGTAAGCATAGCGCGACATTCTTCGATAGTCATATCGCTTTCATCTTTTGCTGTGCTTTTTGGATTTTCGAGATCACCTTCTTTGTCTTTGTAGTCACTTTTATCATTATCAGCCATTTTTAAGGCTCCTGTATCAAAAGTAAATTTAAAATGATCTAACACTGAAACGTCAGGGCCAGACCGGCCTTCTTCTACCAAAGCAAGGTGATTGCCTCTTATTCCCCGCTGAACAAAGTCATATCTTTGACCATTGTACACGCCTGCGCTCATATCGTACAAGCATCGATACCCTATGGACAGCTCCTTCTTCCCTGAGTCGATTAAGCTTGCAAGCTCGTCGGAAAAAACTTTTAAATTCCCTTTTAAATAATCGCCCTCAAAATAAACGTCTTCACCTATAACGCCATGAATACCTTTTTTCATGGGGTCTGTAAGACCATCGCTACGGTCGCCCGACAACATACAATGCTCGTCCGTCCACGGTAACAGCTTAAAAGATTGAATGGTTTCTGTATTGTTTAACTCAGATTCCGGACGATAAACCATGTAAATCTTGTCGGGTTCTAAATCTGAGCTTATTTGATAACCTGCATAAGGAAAAACGCCAACTTTACTAAGCGGGTTCCCTTTAATTTCTGTCCACCCGTTAATATCATTTTCACGAGCTGAAGCATTGCTATTCATGCTCATGTTTAAAGATGGTTCTATTTGCGCTGATAATGGCATTATATTCTCCACAAGCCACAACGTTATTTTTTATTAATCTTCTTGCTGATCGTCATCAAACTCAATAACTGGAACCATCGTGCACCGGCAAAAAATAGGCATACTAGGCAAACCTTGATCGCTTTTTGGTATATTTAATGCCTCTTGTTCGGCGATCAAGTTCTCAAAGCTAAATATTTTCCCGTCCATTCTTATATGCGATTTCCTAGGCGATTGGCTACTTCCGCTATGCACCCACTCAAACTTCTTGATTCCGATTGCCTGCATACGCTGCTTATTGACTGAGCTAAAGGCTTTCCTTGTTTGATCTAATGCAATATTTTTAACTCTTCTCTGCGTCTGTCCAGCGTACTTTGATATTTCTGGCTCCAAATCGGCAAGTCCTCGACCTGTTGTAATCGAGCGCATGACTGCGCCTGTGACTTTCTTGAAATATTCTTCAGGTATTGAAGAAATAAGCGATACATTCTCCGCAATCGTTGCTGAAATAACATCATTCATCCCCTCGGGTACGAGCCCCGTTTTCAATGAAAGGCCGCCGCTCAACTGCTTTAAACTAGACTTTAAATTAATTTCACTCAACTTTAAAGCACCATCGACCATTCTATCAGCTAAACTTTTTGCATTTTTGTCAAACAAAGAGGTGTATTTGCGCATCAAAGCATTCATAACAATACGCGCCTGACTTCCAAAATTCGCGTCCATGGCAGCAACTTCTTCTTGATGCTCAAAATAATTATCGCTTGCGTCACCATTAAAAAGCTTTACAAGCTCCCTTTGAACGCCTTCTGTCATTTCGTTAACAAGCTTTTGCAAAGCGCGAACATATTTTTCTTGCTGTGCTGCATTGTAATTTAGACGCGTGCCTCGCAAAGTTACGTCGCGATTCTTCGCCCATTTTTTTTTGCGCTCGGTCATCGGGAACTTACGCATCATGCGCCCGTTAAATCATTTAGAACGCTTTCACCCTCGTCTTGCAACTCCATGTTTAGACCATGATAGCCTGATTCTGGGTCTGCCATCACGCGCTGACGTTCTTCGCCTGGGTCAATCGCCCCCGATTCTATTAACATGCGCCCTGTTTCAGCTTTGAAACGATTAAGCTCTGATTGCTCTTTACCTGTCATTGCATCGAGCTCGTTCCAGGTAACCGTCGTTTCAAAAGGTTCAATGCTAAACTCAGGAGCAATCTCAGAATGTATTAATAATAGATGATGCCGCTCAATGAGAGGGCTTAAATCGTGTTTTTGAATCGACTCCAATTCCTCATGGTAAGACGATTCTTCAAATTCGCCCGTAGCATTAAAGCCTTTTGGTGACGTCCCTAGAAGCTTGGTAGCTGGCACGTTGCTTGCCGCTGCGACAAGCTGGTATTGCGTCATAATAACCGCGTCTAAATCCGAAAGGCTTGTATCAAATTGCTCCATTTCCTCGTCAAGCCCGAGCATTTTAATGCCATAATTATCACGATTATAGACCCACTGTTGCATCCTATTAGCGAAGCCGTCAAAGTCGGCCGTAGCTTGCGCCATGTCAGCTTTTACCACGTCAGTTCTTTTTGTAAGTGTCAAAAGTGGAGCTTCATTCGCGCAACGTTCAGCCGCATAAACACGTTCGGCAATTTTTTGGGGTATAGATACGCCCCCGTAAATATAGGTGGGCTTAAGGATGTCTGGGAGTTCTTCAGTTCTAAAGATGACCAAGTGCGTATTATGAATTGGCTTTCCATTTAAAACCCACCAGGTAGGCTCATAAAATCCCATAGAGCCAGGATTGCCGGCGGCATCTGCGTCAAGCTGTGGCGTTATCCAATAAGGGTCAATCTGCGATATACCCTTGTAAGCTCCAGGCATGACGCCGTCGATGTTAAAAGGCTTTCTGTAATAATCTGGGTCGTCTGACTCGACCACAAACATCGCAATCCTAATACCAAACACGCGCCCCATTTTTACAAATTCAATTAAATTTTGATTAAGCTTGTATTTTTCGTCTTGCTTTCTAATCGCGTCTAATACTTCAGGTTCTACTTCTTTGCCATTATTTACTGATATTTCGTAACCGTTTCGCGTCGCGTCTTTTGCTGGCATTAAGCACGCTTTTGAGATCAACCAATTTTGAGAAAGCATGGCACAAAGTTGATACCCAATAAAAGATTGACTTGCGTACCATAGCACCTGGATTTCAGGGATTACAAAGTTTCCGTTATACGATTGTTTTGCACTGAGATGATTATCCATCGCATAGTTTTTGTCAGCTCCTGGCGAGCTTGCTTGATTGCCGTATGGATTTTTAAAAGTATGATCCCATAATTGCTCCAAACGTTCTCGCGAATTGTCTTTGTAATCTGTGCTAAAGACTTGACGCGGCTTTTCAGGCTTCACTTCCGCCGGCTTTTCTTGTGATTTTGGTTCGTATCCAAATTTGTTCAATATTTTTTTCATCATGAGAAAAACCCTGCGTTAATTTTGCGAATGGGCGCGAATGCGATCATAGTAGAATCAGAAAGATTAGGACTTTTGGCACCGTCCGGCATCTTGTCCACTAAAATTTTACCGTTACTGTTCTGCGAATAGGTAGGCTGTGACAATTCTACCATAAGTTTTTTATATTCATAAATTTCACTTGAAATCGAAATAATGTCTTCAGGATTAAAGGGAAGTTTTTCAACGACCGCACGGTATGTTAACTGAAACCTTCGCCGCAATGCCCACCATCCCTGGGCTTTTGCATTCGCAAGCAAGTCTTCGTTTGAACGACCTTTTTCTCTGTCTTTACCTTCGCCTGATTCTTGAAACGGATTCCCTTCAGGGTCAACCACCGCACCCGAACCACGAAACGGATTAAATGCAATCTTTCTTTGTTCTTTTATTAATCGGTTTTTGTTTATAACGCGAGCATCGCCACGTACACCAGCACCCAAGCCGTCTGCATCATAATCAACGATAAAATAATCAAAATCATCGCAGTAACTGAACACCTTTTCGACGCTATCATATATGTCGCTCCCTTTTCCTGACCATTGCAGAACATTTTCTATCAAAATCCCGTGTCTAAAGCATACGGCGTTTTTATCGCCACCTTCATCGGCCACGTCAAAACCTATCTTGCGCACGCCTGTAGGTTTGATTCCTAGTTTTACATGCGCGTCTAAAGATGATTGAACCCATATAGCAGGGATTAATATTCCTTCCATAGATGCTGAATAATCTAAGTCAATTTCTTGCGCTATTACAACCGGATCGTCAATAAACTCACATGTGCGGTCGTACCAGGCTTGATCTTTTCGTGGGTCGCACGTGTTATGTGTGACAATAAATTCATCTGTAAGGTAAAGACCATTTATTGCGTCGACCTTTATGCATTGACAATCTTTTTCGCTTATAAATTCTATGCCTACAATTGAACGCCTTGGATAATACTTTGTGCTATGAATAAACTCTTCACGTTTTCTTTTTAGACGAAATGGGGTTATACATGCCGGAAGTTTAATTTCAAGCGTATAACTTAGCCTGCATTGATGAAATCTATTTCCTGGAAATTCCCGTATTTCAGGGTTACGTTCCCGTATAGATACAGTTCCACCAAGGGATTGCGCTAAAAATTTTACATCATTAGATAATTGTTTTGACACTGTTGTGTATCTGGCCGATCCAGGGCTTGATTTGCTTGAAGATGCACAACCGTCTGTGTCCATTAATCCCTGAAGTAATGAAATCCTGTCTTCAATTGATGAAGTTTTATATATCTCAGGTATAAATTTTGTATGTGAGTAAGATCCACTTAATCCCAAAGTATGCATGATTTTTTTAATAGGATTATGCTGACCTCTACCACGTTCCCCTCCTCTAAAATTACCCATAGAAGAAAGCCTATAGATTAATTGTTCATTATATAAAAACCTAAATTCATCAGGCAGTTCTTTATTACAAAGTTCTATTAGTTCATTTTCTGAACTTGCTAGCGATATATAATGATGCGGATGTTTTGGAATAGATCCATCACCCAACAAGCATCCCATGACATATGAACTTAAAGGAACTTCTTTACTATTAAATTCAACTGGCAGCGTGATAGGTATTTGATAATTGTGTTTTTTATACCCCCTTGAATCAATCTCAACATAATTTTTTATTATATCGCTTAAAGGCATCGTATGCGTAATATGCTTTCTTTCTTTTCGTTGATCGCCGTATTTAATAACAGGCCACAAATGATCTAAACAACACTCACTAAAAGAACCATCATTGAACATCACCCTGTAAACATCTTTAAACCCCTTAGGATAAACACCTAAAACTTTTACCTTATTTCCAGATGCTCCTATAACAAAATCATTTACTTTTACATCACGCATCTCAACAAAACCATCAGGCGTTAAAATCTTAGCATCCAGTGGTTGCGCCCAATGCATCGAAAAAACCGGAACTTTTCCGCTATGCCTTCTACGCGCGAAACTGTTTGTCATACCGCATGGCGTTGATACATCGATGCGGCAGTTAGTTGTTTGTGATAGTGAAGCATCAATTAAGTGTGCTCGAGGAATAAAAGCTGACTCATCAATGAAGTAAAAAGAAGATCGCGCACCTCGACCGATTCCGTCGCCGGACTCACCAGCGATAACACTCCCGGTTTCTGGGAATTCAATACGCATATAAGGACTATGTTTTTTTTCTGTCCAAACACCTTTAAATTCATGCGGTAAGTGTGAGATAAACTGACGGCCTTTCCAAAGCAGTGACTTTGGATCTCCTTTCTTATCGACATATTCCTCTTTTCGTGAACCGAAACCAGCAACAATACCATCGTTAAAAAGGCAAACCGTTGCCGCCGTACAAACCGTTAACCAGCTCAAACCAAGTTCCCGTGATTTATCCGTGATCCCTGGCTCCCTGCTTTTCCATCGCTCCATAAACCACCTTACCCATTCCTCTTGACGTGGGAAAAGTAAGAAAGGAGCCAACGCTGGCAGACCTCGTTCAACGTTTCTTGGGTCAGATGTGATGCCCCAGTCAATTATAAACTGCGCCGGATCATCTTTGTAAAACGCCTTGAGTGCCGGAAGCAATTCAGGCTTAGCCCTAAGTCGGCTTAAACGTTCAAGCCTCCAATCGTATACCTCGCAATAATCGGGGTTTTTAAAATCAAAAGGGAATGGTATCGGCAAGAGAACCTCCAAAAGTTATCAACAAAATCTGTGTAGAAATATGTGTTTTATTCATTTTAAGCGTTTTATATCAACACTGTAACCGTGCGATCAAATAACTATCAATTAATCATAAATATATATATCGTAAAGCTTGATATATATCAGGTTATACGACATAATTTATTTATTAAATCGGCACACCACAAAAGAGGGCTTTATGATGGACACTTACTTGCAAGAAACAATAAAACACGCCATTGAGATTAAAGAATTAAATAATCTTGATTTTGTCACGGTGTGGAAGACCGGAGACAGCTACGGCTTTAATTTTGACCGCCAGCCAGTAGGCTATAGCACGAAAGAACACGACATTAAGCGCACAGTAATAGGGGTTTATTAATGCAGTGTTTTGGCTCGTATTGCGTGGACGATAAAAAGATTGTTGGTGAGTGCCCGGACTGTGGTGCTGATATTAATAAAGAAGGTGAGGCGGTGGAGGATAACTGCTCTTATTCACCGGTGGATTGCGAGACGTGCGAAGACCAGCCGTGCAACGGGGCGTGCTAGAGAATACATCGAGGTTTAAAAAAATAAATGCTAAACAACAGGGGAAATAAAATGCCATGTAATTGCTTAAAACAAAAAAACACTTAAAAGTATATCAAACCACTTGATATATATCATCTTATACGATATACTATCTTTATTGAATAGGCACACAACATAACAGGGGTAAAACATGAACTATCAGGTAATTATTAACGAGCACATAGTAGTCAACTTTGAATTTCTAGATTCATCTGATTATATTTAATTAACAACAACAAACCAGGAGCATAAAATGGGCACATATAACTTTAAAATCGAAGCACAAAACGAGTCGGGAGCCTATGCGCTCGACTTCATAGGACGAAAATTCAAGAGTGCGCGCGCTGCACTTGCGGCTTTTGACGATGCATATTCGCGCGGTGGTTTTAGGATAACAATTTACAAAGAGTCAGACGAATGTGGTGAGCGTATTGTTTCAAGAGTAGTTAAATCATCGTTCAGATAGACACAACGACAGGAGAAAAGGATTATGTTTAAGAAAAATAGGATTGCACCACCGGTTACATGGAAAACTATAGCAGGGGGTGTCTGCGCCGGTAAGTTTATGACGTGGGCCGTCTGCGCTTTTTTAGGGATTTTTGCAATTAGCTTGCATTTATGAAAAATGAAAAGGTAACGATTAAAGATTTTGCAAGTGCTGGCGTTACTTTAGTTTTTGCAATTGTCGCAGGTTTTTTGATACCTGTTTTTTTTAGTGTTTTAACCAATGGGGTTTGATTGATGAGTAATTCTGAGGTTATGTTAAAGAGCACGAAGGAAAGCATAGATAACTATGTATTACATGGTTTTAAGCCAGGTGGATTTTTGTGCTCTGTTTTGGCCAACGATTTATCACAAGCGTTTGTAAGGGCTGATATTTACAACCGAATGGCTTTGTTTGAGATCGTAAGCTATGTTTACAACAGCACACCCGCAGATTGCTGGGGAAGTTATGAAGCTGTAAATGCTTGGTTAGGTAAGTTTAGGAAAGAGGAAACAAGACACTAATTAATCGAGGGATGCATCATGGCTATTTGGAAAATGACTTCAAGTTTAACAACCAACGGCAAGGCTAAATATGAAATCGTAGACGCGGATAGTATAGAGGAATGCTTAGAGCTCGCTCGTGTAAAATGGGAGAAATACTGGGCGATGTCCGACGACCCATCATTTAAACGCGCATTAATTACAAAAGCGGTCAACAAATTTAACTATGAGCGTAAAAATATTAAATTTGATGCCGAAGGATTTTTAATCATAAAATAAAAAGGAAATTTATTATGTTAGTTTTATCAAGAAGAACAGGCGAAAGCCTTGTAATCGACGACAATATCACAGTAACAATCCTTGGAATTAAAGGACAACAGGTCAGAATCGGCATTAACGCGCCAACGGATATAATCGTTAATCGCGAAGAAATACACAATCTAATACAATCCGAAAAACTAATTAACGAAAGCTAAAATATATTATTAATATATATCGACTTACTTGATATATATTAATAAATACGTTATACTGTTTTTGTTAAATAACGCTAAACAAAGGAAGAAGTTATGAAGATTTTATTCATTATAGGAAATCTTTTGCTTGTTAGTTTTGGTGCTTCTGCGGCGGACGATTATTATTGGAAATGTAAAGAAACTCCGGTTGGCACGCATTGCGTAAGAGTTTGTAAATAATACAGGATTAATAAAAGGAGCAGCCGTTGTTAATATTAAGCAGAAAAAAAGGAGAGGACATTTTGGTGGGTGATCACATCGTGGTCACTTGCCTAGGTCTAGATAAGTTTGGCAGTTACAAAATAGGCATTTACGCACCAACGAACGTGAGTATTGTCCGTCGCGAAATAGCTCATAAATTTGATGATGAAGGAAATAGGCTGGATGTTGAATGATTGACTGCAAAAAACTAAAATTTGCACATTATATCTGTGTTGGTACTGACTTCTATATCTCGGCGGAATTTGGCCACCTGGGTGGAGCTTTTATTTATATTCTAAATAAATCACAGAATCGCCGTGTATTTGAGACGCAAGATACCGACGAACTTATTACAAAGCTCAACGAGCTTACAAAGCCTGAGCCTAAATATAAAGAGGGTTGGTTTTTACGGGGTAGTACGCCGGTAATGTGCAAATGTGCGCCTGATTGTGATGGCTATGCGGTGAATATGGATGAAGATGATGACATATCAGCTGAGTCCTGGGGCAAAATAATGTACCCAACCCGCGAGGATTTAATTAAGAGCCAGTTATTGTATTGGCACGGGCTGTTGTTCCCGGAGGATGCTAAAGCCTCTTGCTGTTCGGTTCAGTCGGGTACAAGTGAAGAGTGCGGAGAGTTTTACCTATGAGCTGGTTTAAAAGAAAAAAGAAGCCTGAGCAGGAAGTCATACCTCCCAAGATGCCAAAACCAGGGGGTGAATGGCTTGAGAAATTTAATGACCGAAAACCCGATATTTTAGCAGCGCTCAATGATAAAGTTAAAGGATGTGAAAATAATTATAAATTATTTGATGGGTTTATCTAACTAAAGGTAAAAGATAAGTTATCTAAGGAATTGACGATGGGAGGCCCAACCATCCCTTGTGTATCCATAGTTGATGATAAAACCGGCGAAATGCGTTTCTATGCTCTTAAAGCCTTAATCGATGTTTCATATTAAAGAGGATTGTTAAAATGGAATCAACTGATGCTATTTACAGTGCTCAAGGAATTTCAACGGTTACATTTGCAAACTCGACGAACTTACCGATGGACATTGTTGTTCAAGGCGTAAGCATGAAACAAACAATACTCGATGTTCTTATTGAATGTGATCTCAATGACTGCGACAAGGAAAGTCTTGCCGAAGATATTAAGCTTGCACTGGCTGTTAAACTTAAAATGTTTCAAGGGTAAATTATGAATTTTAAATCGGATATGTTTTTAAAATCATTGATTGTATTGATGCTTGGCTTAGTAATCATCAGCTGGATGGTTAGCTGTAGTTCAGAGCCTCAGCACACACGTATCGTCACAAACGAGGACGGCACTAAAACCGAGGTCACAGAGCAACGCGCGGCCAGCGGCGGCATGTTAGAGCACATGGCAAGCGCAGCAGTTGCGGGTGCGGCTGCTGGCACGGCTGGAGCAGTCGCGCATCGAGTAACAGACCATTTGATTAACAAGCATCAAGAGCGGAAAGCACCGCAGCCAAGTCCTATGTCCCGAGGTCGCACATACAATCACAGAGGCCGAAGGTGAGGACTTGCCAGAATTATATTCCACGAATAAAATGGGGTCTAACAAAGGGGGTATATCATGCAATCAAATGAAATTATTGTTCCCGTTGTAGACGTTCCCGCTATTGTTGCGCCAGAGGTAAGTCAGCACGGGCCTCACACTGAGACAAGAACTCGCATTGGGTTAAGTGCCAGTTTTATGGGTAATAGTGCGCGATTCTTTTTTGCTAGAGACACAAGCGACGACGATAGTAAAGCGCAAAGCAACACGTCATGTTGCTCTTACTTTAGATCTAGCAATCAAAATAATGGAAGGTGAAACTATGAACTTACACGCCAAATCCCATCAACTACTAGCATCTTTAGCTAACTCCGTACTTGACCGGTGTCCAAAATCGCCGGTCTTTTTTACGACACACGAATCACATGTTATAGAGGAATTTTTGCGTGACTTTGTTTATGAAGTTAAAAATAAAATTGGCGACTATTAATCATCCCTAAACATACCATCGCTTTCCAAATCAGATTTATTCATTTTTTCGGCGCAGTATGCATATCCGGCTGCGTCAACATAACTATCACGATGAAATTTACCGCAGACTCTTGATAGTTTTAGCATGATCATCATGTGAGCCACATCATACTTATCAAGCTCAACACCCAGGTAGCCTGACCACATGCCAGCAATTCTTAAAAAGGATTGATCTAAATCACCATAATCTTCCAGCCGTTGACCGTCAACAACAGCCTGTGCTTCTTGTAAAACATTTAAATTATCGCAAGAATTGGAGTCGGATTCTTTAGCACAACGAAGATTCTCACTTTCTTCTTCTAACATGCGCTCGCCTAAAGTCTTGGTGCTAGAGCCAATAACCATTTTTGCAATAAGACCCGGGATATCGTTAACGTCAATCATCATAATCTTTACATCCACATCGTTAAACTTAGTGGCCAATTATACCACAAAGTAACGCTCGAAGCGAGAAGCTACCAGGCTTTTAGGGGGTTGACGTTGGTTTTGAACTTCGCTGTTAACTGGGGTTAGGGGGTTGAACTTGACGTTAAAAGGCCCGCGAAAAACAGGCCTTTCACAAGCTTATTCTAAAACCGTTACATCTTCAGCAACTAAACCCTTGTCACCCATGCGGCCAGCAAAGCTCACTTTTTGGTTTTCATGCAGCTCTTTGTATCCGTCGCTATGTATCGCTTTAAAATGCACAAAATAATCTTTTTTGTCACATGATATAAAGCCAAATCCTTTAGCACTATTGAACCATTTCACTACACCTTGACGCTTGTCCATTCAATTAACCCCTGCGATTAAAGCCAGCAAAAAACCAGCAACCGCGATCAAGATTAAATTATACAAAACTATTTTACTACCGGTAAAATTAAAATTTCATATTAAAAATAGTCAAAAAATATACTTATAAAACGTATAGGCGTATATTTGACCATACGATTAACTTTATGTATTCCATTTAATTAATCTCAGCCAAGTATTTGCTGCAAACCTTCCACGATTCATTTTAAGCACGTTGGGAGCGTTTATATCCACAACCCCTGCTCCTTGCTCAAATTCTTTAATATATTGCCGTAGAACGTCTGTGTGATGCCTTGATGGTACTTTTAAAAGTATTTTTTCGATAAACTTTACGTCGCCGGCTAGAAGTTTGCCTCCCAGGCTTTCACAGTAGCTTAAAAACCTGGGAGGCAGGTTAGAGATTTTTTTGTGGATCATCTTTATTTTGTTTGATGCGCTCCATGATTCCTTTCATGAACGGATTGATATGCTGCATATTGCTGATCACATCCATCGCGTCTTCGTACGTTTTTATACAAGCATAATGTTTCATGATGCCAGGCTTTACCCACTCATAGCCCCCGAACGTTGGGTTAAAAGGTTTATCTTCGCCGTCATACATCTTTTTGACCCCCAAGCTTTGTGTATTGGAGATACAAATCTCTTGCAACCTCAGCCAATGACGCGTCAGGAAAACGTTTGCTTTGCATCGGGTCGATATCATCTTTAACGCAGCTCTTATAAATCATAATCCAATGCATTTGCACCTGTGTAAAATTCACATTCTTTTGTTGTTCGAGCTGGTTCAAGTTGCTACCGGACGCATGTTGATCGCACGAATCAAGATACGCCTCTTTGTATGCCGGGAACGTGGATTTTCTATCTAAGCTCGTCAACTTATGCGAGCCCACCTTGTTTCTCGCGTGCAGAACAACCGGGTGCGACCAGTTCTTGATGTCCCCGTAGCTTGGATGGGATTTTCTACACGCCTCGTCGTAAGCCACCTCTATCGACGGCGCACCGATGTCTTCAGGGCTTGCTTTACACGATGCCATGAAAGCTCCCGGGGAGGGTACAAAAGGCGAAGTGCTTAATCTTTGCTTTGCTAGACCTTTTTTTATTTGCTCAATAGAATTTATGCCACTTTCTGCAAAAGCAAGCGTCCATTCCTTTTTTGTGGCTCTGAACTCTTCTTCAGTTGGCCATGCTTGCTTAAATGCGGGATTAATTGCAATCAATCTTTCAAATAATTGATTAACTATCGTTGCTGTCTTGTCTTGTTCAGTCATTGCTTATCTTCCTATGCGATTTTCCCTTTTTTAAGTTGCTAGCACGACACCAAGGGATAGGATAAATGTCTTCAGGCGCGACCTTAGCTAGCACGTGTATTTTAACATCAGTCGTCAAAAATGTCTTTTTTATCCATCCAGGACGTGTCTTTATTATCGTAATGTGACTTTTTAGCCTTCACGACTTGGTCTCTCCAGCGTCTGCCTGAAATATAGGTCATGGGGTGCATGGTGAACTCGTTGCCCATACCTTGATAATTCTTTTCATGCTTGACTTGCTCTCTAAGCTTTTCAGTCAACTCAGCAGCTCTTAAATTGCATCCCTGCGAAAACCAGGAAAGAAGCCAACCAATCATATTTGTTTTACGAGGGTACATTTCCCACCAAACCATGGCACGGTCAATATCATCTTGCGTTACTAAATAACCTGAATTCTGAACCGAAACCAAAGCCGCCGCCACATCTTGATCTTCCACCAACAAGCCACCAGCTACTTCTTGCGGTTGCATGAAATACGTTTCCTGATACGAACTAGAAGCTTTAGGGCTTGTTACCAGGGCAAGACCTTGACCCGCAGCTACCGTCGCTGAAATTAAATCCTCGCGCACGCCCGCGTTTTTAAGAACAGGTTCAACTTCTGGGACTTTAACTTCAAAGGACTTTGGGTGTCGCTGGGCGACACTGTTGGGGGTGTCGCTGGGCGACACTGGGGGGTGTCGCTGGGCGACACTGTTAGAACTTTTACTTTCTGTATCTTCTGTGATCATTACAGGTTTTTTAGCTATTCTCCATAGCCATCCTTCTTTGGTTTTA